TTATGTAGTAAGAATCTTATGTAGTAAGTACACTTATGTAGTAAGAATCTTATGTAGTAAGTACACTTATGTAGTAAGAATCTTATGTAGTAAGTACACTTATGTAGTAAGAATCTTATGTAGTAAGTACACTTATGTAGTAAGAATCTTATGTAGTAAGAGGCACTTATGTAGTAAGAATCTTATGTAGTAAGTACACTTATGTAGTAAGAATCTTATGTAGTAAGTACACTTATGTAGTAAGAATCTTATGTAGTAAGAGGCACTTATGTAGTAACTAATTGTCGTTATTTAACAAAAGGGGCGCAATGTCGGCAAAAGGGGCGCAATGTTTTTATCACGCCCCTTCTTTGCGCCCTTTTTTAAGTAATTGATTTTATTAAGTTTTTTCTCTAAAAATAGGTCAAAAAATGAACAAAGGGCGCAAATGGCGCAAAGGGCGCAAAAGTCGCTATTTACGCATTTATATATATGCGTAAAATCTATATGTGTGTGTATAAATATAAATACTCTCATACATAAAATAACCTATATTTTTAAACATTGCGCCCTTTTTAGAGTAAGAGTCAATGATACCAATGGTTTGAGCATGGGGCGCAATGTTTTTATTGCGCCAAACATTGCGCCCCATTTGCCAACATTGCGCCCCATCACTAAAACATAGTAATTGCCCCCATTTGGTGTTATACTTTGCAGGTCGAATGGGTAGCGTAGCAGCGATACATTGGACTTTATTAAACACACAAAAAAGCTATTTCTTTTGACTGTTGGGTTTCGTGTTTAGACCCTCTGCTACCAGTCCATAAGAGATGGCTTTTTTGTTTTTTGAGATTACGAAAATGAACTTAGTTCAGGGTGTCGGTATTAACGACAAAATCTACCCCACTAACACCGATGGTAAATTCACAGCAGAGTACCAATTGTGGAAAGGTATGTTAAAACGCTGTTATAGCATTAGCGCACTTGCCCACCGTCCAAACTATATAGGTTGTTCCGTTAGTGACAACTTCAAGAGTTACTCTTACTTCTACGAATGGTGTCAAACTCAAGTCGGCTTTAATAACGACGGGTGGTGTATGGATAAAGACATCATCACACGAGGCAATAAAATATATGGGGAAAACACCTGCTCTTTCGTACCACAAGAGATAAACACCTTTTTCAACACTCGTGGTGCAGTAATTACGGGCTATCCGCTTGGCGTTCGCTTAGTTAAGGGTAAGTACGCGGCGAGTTGTTGTTTGAACGGTAAGACTAAATACTTAGGTAGTTTTGACCATCCACAAGAAGCCTACGCCGTATATAAGCAATTCAAAGAAAAACTTTGTAAGGAACTAGCCAAAAAATGGTACGGACAAATTGACCACCGTGTTTATGACGCGATGATGGTTTGGACGGTCTAAAAATTTTTAACCAAAAAAAGGCCACTCAATTGTGGCCCTTTTTGCTTATTGACCTGATTTGACATCATCGCCAATGTTAAAATAAAAACACGGCGTGCAGATTGCCACTAAAAACGAACGATTGTAGTTAAACCGTAGATGTGCCGTAGTTTTTAGAGATTGCGGCCTTAAAACGCAAAATAGGATATTTGAGATGGTTATCATTAAAAGAGACGGTAGAAGGATTTTGTTTTATCGCACTGGCGAAGACGACTGGTTTTTAGGTGTGCGCGTCTCTTCTGTCGATGAGTTTGTGAAAACTCATAATAGACTGCATAGTTACATTTGGTTTAGTGGTGATTTAGAAGTTCAGTTTTTGGCAATATGCGAGGATATAAAAAATGAGTTTTGAATCTTTGATTGAAAAAGCGGTTGCAAAAACTGGCGAGCCGATAAAACTAAAACGGATCGAGGATTATTACCAATGAATCACTTGAAACTATTTTTGATCGGCCTATGCGTACTGGCAGGCATTTTTCTATTAACGAGTTGCGCGAATCAGCCTGCGTTTTGTCCAGAGGTTACAGTTTCTTTTTGCCCTGTTAAGTGAGGTGTTTATGAGTGAATTAGCAATATATCGTGATGAAAGATCAGCGGTCATAGCAGGCGTGTCTGTTGGCAGCGTGGGCAAACCAAAGGCGGCAGGTTGGCAAAATCTCTATACAGCAGGATTTATTGACTCACTCACAAAGCACACTAACGACTTAGATCGTCTTGATTATTTGGAGCGAGTAGGACAGGCAGCATTTACGGCAGCAAAACTAAAGCGAGAGACTGTGCAAATGTGCATTCATGCGCTGACGGTACGATATAGTGAGTGTGAAGAACAACGAGCAAATGCGGCTAATAAACTGGCTCAATTCATTAAGTCAAAAGCTCCTATTGATTTAAGACGCGTGATAATTTGGGCGTGGGCATCAAAAGAAATAAAGCGGGGAGTCATTGAGCAGCTGGCTAATTTGTGTGAAAAGACAGAGCGCACATTTTACAGATACAAAAAAGAAATATTTCAGCAGTTAGATAATTTAGAAAATAGGGCTGTTAGTGATATTAGTGTTGAACTTGCTGGAACTTGCTTATCGAAGTAGTGTTGACAAAATGTCAGTATGTCAGTATCTTTTAGTCATGCTGGTCGTTTTATTGATTAAGCAAAGTTTTTCTAAAGGTCGCCCCAAAAGCGGCCTTTTTTTATGCCTAAAATTTGAGGTTGCTATGATTTCCGAAAAAGGATTGTCATTAGTACGTCAATTCGAGGGTTTAAGAACAACTGCGTACAAATGTAGTGCTGGCGTGTGGACTATTGGCTATGGTCATACGCAACAAGTTAAAGCAGGCAAAGTCATCACCAAGGCGCAGGCCGATGCGTTTCTACAGTTAGACATTTCAAAAGCTGACGCAACAATTCAGCGATTAGTTAAAGTGCCAATTAATCAAAATGAGCGCGATGCTCTAGCTAGTTTTATTTTTAACTTGGGTGCAGGTGCGTTTGAAAGCAGCACGTTATTAAAAAAGATTAATGAAGGTGACAAGCAAAGCGCGGCTAATGAGTTTTTGAAGTGGGATAAGTTTCGCAATCCTGTGACTAAAAAACTTGAAACACTCACGGGATTAACCAAGCGGCGCGTTGCTGAGAAATCATTGTTTGAGAGTAAAGCATTATGAAATGGTTTAACAAATTACCTCCTGAAATCAGACATCTTCTATCAAGCATCTTAACTGCATTAATCATGGGTGCAGCCGTTAAGCATGGCTACATAGCACCTGATCAAGCAATACGGTTACAGCCGCAAATTAACGCAGCACAAGAAAAATAAGGGGCGTTGACTTGCTTGAACAATTACACGAAACACGACTACAGAAGCTCGAGCAAGGTCACGACATGCTGAGTCGTGATTACTCGCGTCTAAATGATGCCATTGTAAAAATATCTGAATCATTAATGGCTCTCGTTGTTATACAAGAGCAAAACAAGTCAATCATGCAATGTATAGAGCGACAGTCAACAACGATTGAAAAGCTCGATGCGCGTGTTGATGCGATAGAGTTGCAAATGCCGCAACTCATCGAGTCAAGACAATGGCTCATGGTTGGATTGGGTTTTATTGTAAGTGCTGTTATTGTTGCTTTAATTGCGTTAGTGATTAAATGAAAGTCATTCAACGCCTATTCCAAGCATTTTTAATATTCTGCTTTTTGGCTGTTGTGTGTAGTGCTGGTTGGATAGTTTATTTTGTGTTGTGGCTTATTGCTGGACTTAAATAATGAAGCTAACGATTAAGCAAGAAAAATTCTGCAATCTCTATATTGAGCTTGGGAATGCTTCTGAGGCTTATCGTCAAGCTGGATACTCGCAAGATGTTTCTGAAAAATCACTAAATGAATTGGCTTCTAGATTACTCAAGAATGTCAAGATTATGTCAAGGTTGAATGAGTTACGCTCAGATCACGCAGAACGCCACAATATCAACGTAGATGACTTAATCAGAGAGCTAGAAGAAGCACGCCAAGTTGCTTTAGGTGCAATGACCCCACAGGCTAGTGCGGCAGTTGGCGCAACAATGGGTAAGGCTAAACTACTCGGTTTGATAGTTGATAAATCCGAAAACAAGCATGATGTAAAAGTTGACGAAGTAAAAGACCTCACTGACGACGAGTTAAAATCGGAGTTAGAAAAACTTGGCATTAATCACTAATCGGAAAAAACTAGAGTTAATAAAAGAAAACTCTATAAGAAATGCTCGCAAAGACTTTTTAGTATTTAGAAAACTAATAAACCCGAAAGACAAGTGGGGATGGTGGCAGGCAGAAGTCGCCCAAGAGTTGCAGCAGTTTTTTGATGATTTAATGGCGGGTAAACGGCCTAAATTAGTCATTCAAGCACCACCACAACACGGCAAATCAGTTCAGGTTATTGATTTTATCGCATGGTTGGCGGGTAAAAACCCAAGCCTAAGAACAATTTACACGTCATTTAGCGAGCGTTTAGGGGTGCGGGCAAACCTGCGCCTGCAACGGCTTTATGACTCAAAAATATATCAAGAGATATTTCCTGAGACAAAGATAGGCTCTAAAGGCTCACTAGGTTCTGACTCAATCAGAAACAGAGAGATTTTAGAGTATTGCGACCATACAGGATATTTTAGAAACACGACTGTTGGCGGCTCGATCACTGGTGAAGGGTTAGATTTAGGCGTTATTGATGACCCGTTAAAAGGCCGTAAAGAAGCTAACTCGATAACAATTCGTGATGGAGTTTGGGATTGGTTTACCGATGACTTCTTCACGCGCTTTAGTGAAGATGCAGCACTGCTTTGTATTCTGACGCGCTGGCATATTGACGACCCCATTGGCCGACTCATTGAAAAATATCCTGACGTTAAAGTTTTAAGCTATCCAGCCATAGCAACGGCAGACGAAAAGCACAGAAAAGAAGGCGAGGCTTTATTTCCTGAGCATAAATCTGTTGAGTTTTTGCTAGAGCGTAAGCAGTTAATGGATGCTACATCGTGGCTTTCGTTATACCAACAAACTCCGATTGTTGTCGGTGGTGACATTATTCGTGGTGAGTGGTTTGTTCGTTATGACATATTGCCAGTCATCAAGTACCGCAAAATCTACGCAGATACAGCACAAAAAACAAAAGAGCAGAATGATTATTCTGTTTTTGAGTGTTGGGGTTATGGCGAAGATTCAAAAATATACCTGTTAGATTTGATTCGCTCAAAGTGGGAAGCTCCTGAGCTAAAAGAGCGCGCTATCTCGTTTTGGAATAAGCATAAGGCTGTTGAAGGTCTTGGCGCATTGCGCGAGATGGTTATTGAGGACAAAGCAAGTGGTACAGGGTTAATCCAAAGCATCAAGCACGATGGGAAAATACCCGTCAAAGCTCAACAGCGAAACATCGACAAATTAACTCGCGTGCAAGACGTTACGCCGTACATCAAATCGGGCTATGTCAACGTCCCAAGCAATGCCGCATACATCAACGATTTTATTGCAGAGTGTGAGGCGTTTACAGCAGAT